TGGATGGCATCGGGATTGTGACCAAAATGGTCGTTTGCCAGTTGTTGCAGTTGTTGGATCTTGTTTTGGATTGCTGTGGATTTGCTGATGTAGGTGGCGACGGCGTTGGCCTGGTTTTTCATTTTCGTGGCTCTCTGCGTTGATTGACGTTGAAGTCATTAACGCGCTGTTCGAGAGTGAAGCCAAGTCAAGAAACATCATTTTTTTGCTGTATTTGTAAACGTCATGGCCCAGCGCGCACCCACACCCTGTCGTCACCCATGCTGCCGGGTATTGCTTGAGATCCCCGGTTATTGTGCTGAGCATCAAAGATTGAATCGGAAGCAGTACGACGATCGGCGCGGCAGTGCCGCATCGCGTGGCTATGGTTCGCGGTGGCAACGGGCGCGGGCGGTGTTCTTAAGCCAACACCCACTGTGCGAGGAATGTGCGCGTGAAGGCGCCCTCACGCCCGCGACCGTGGTGGACCACATCCAGCCGCATCGTGGCAATCAAGAAATGTTTTGGGGCGTGACCAACTGGCAGTCCCTCTGTAAACGTCACCATGACATCAAAACTGTCAAAGAGGACGGCGGTTTTGGCAACCAAAGGAAAGATGGTGTTTAGAGAGATACCGGGATGCCGAGGCTATTTTGCAATGTCAGATGGAAGGATCATAACTACTCGCACAAACCCACCCCGCGAACTGTCGGCTGCGATGCACAAGGGGTACTTGCATGTGTGGGTCAGATTTGGTGTGGGCGAAGCTGCGAGACGGCGATGCCCAGTGCATAGACTTGTATTGGCAGCATACAAGGGATGGTGTCCTCATGCGGATTATGTCTGTAGGCATCTGGATGGTAACCCAATGAATAACTCTCCGGACAATCTCGCATGGGGATCGGTCGTTGACAATGTTAGAGATTCGATTCGGCACGGGACGGCGGTGTGCATAAGGAAAGGTGAGATACATCCACGAGCAAAACTGACAGATGCGGAAGTGAATGAAATACGCCACCGTGCTTTGGCTGGGGAGAAACAGGCGGATCTAGCGAAAGAATTTGCAGTACATCAAACACATGTCAGCGGCATCAAGCTGAGCAAAACCAGAGCAATAACTCCCTGGGGGAGGTCATTTCCTTCGGGCTGCCCGGCGCCAGACCGCGCGCGTGCCCAGATTTTTGCGCGGCCAAAATGAACTAGGGGGGGTCTCCCTTACAAGGGATAATCATGGCGGGACGCAAACCATTACCCACGGCTCTCAAAACCATTAAGGGGACCCTGCGCAAACATCGGGTCAACCCTCGGGAACCAAAACCCTCCGGTGATCTGGTGGAACCGCCGGAGTATATGACCGAGGGGGCAAAGTCTGCGTGGCGTTACGCCCTGGAATGCTCACCACCGCATTTGCTCAAACGATTGGATATGTCGATTCTGGAAACCTGGGCCAACGCGGCGGATCTCTATCGCAAGGCGCAGGCAGGAATCACCAAAACCGGAATACTCATCAAGGCACCCAACTCAGGGGTGCCAATGCAATCACCGTATCTGGCCATTGCCAATAAGCAGGCACAGATCATGACCAAAGCCGCAACCGAAATGGGATTCACGCCAGCTTCTCGTTCTCGCGTGTCATTACCCATGGAGGCCGCTGGGGATGACCTGGACCCCTGGGCAGATATTGTTGGCTGATGGCGGCAGAAAGCTACACCACCATTGCCCGGCGCTACGCCGAGGCTGTGGTAGCGGACGAAATTCCGGCGTGCAAGTGGGTACAACTGGCCTGCCAACGACAACTCAACGACCTGGCGCGTTTCAAGGGCAACTCGAGCCCGTACCGGTTTAACCCGGTGCTCAATCGGGATGGTCGTAGTTTCTATCCTGCGGATAACCTGTGCGCCCTCATTGAGCGCCTTCAACACGTAAAGGGACCGTTGGCAGGGCAGCCCATTCACCTGGAACCCTGGCAGGTTTTTATCCTGACCACGGTGTTCGGTTGGGTGAAACCCGATGGGAAACGGCGCTTTCGGCGTTCCTACATCGAGGTGCCGCGGGGCAATGCCAAGTCCACGCTCTCTTCCGCCGTGGGGCTCTACATGCTGGCCGCCGATGGCGAGGGCGGCGCCGAGGTGTATTCGCTGGCCACCACCCGGGACCAGGCGCGCATCGTGTTTGGGGATGCCCAGACCATGGCGCGCAAGAGCCCGGGATTTCGAAGCCGGTTCGGTGTCGCAGTGGGTGCACATAACATGCATGTGCTCGCCACCGGCTCGAAATTCGAGGCGCTCTCTGCGGAGGGGTCCACCCTGGATGGTCTGAACATCCACTTCGGCTGCGTGGACGAGTTGCACGCACATAAAACCCGCACTGTCTACGATGTGGTGGAAACCGGTACCGGCAAGCGCGACAATTCGCTCTTGTGGGTCATCACCACGGCCGGATCAAACCGTGCGGGCATCTGCTACGAATCCCGCACCTTTGTGGCCCGCCTGCTCGAGGGAGTTTTTGAGGATGATACCCAGTTCGGGATCATCTATGGGCTCGATGACACCGATGACTGGACCACCGAGGAGGCTCTGATCAAGGCCAATCCCAACTGGGGGATATCGGTGCGCTCCGAGGTGCTACTGCCTCTGCAGGCCAAGGCCATGCAGATGCCGAGCGCCATCAATAATTTCAAGACCAAGCATCTGAACGAATGGGTTAATGCCGACACCGCCTGGATGGACATGCGCTCGTGGGAGGCCTGTGCCGACTCCAGTATCACCGAGGATGATTTCATTGGCGAGGAGTGCTATGTGGCCCTTGACTTGGCAAGCAAGGTGGACATTGCCGCCAAGGCCAAGCTCTTCCGACGCGATGACAAGTACTACGCCTTCTTGAGTTACTACCTGCCGGAGTCTGCGGCTGACGATGGTCGCAACAGCCAGTATTCCGGGTGGGCCCGCCAGGGATTACTGACCTTGACCCCGGGCAACGTGACGGACTTCGACCAGATCGAGGCGGAATTGATCGCGGATGCCAGCCGGTTCCAGATCGTCGAGGTGCCGTTCGATCCCTTTCAGGCTACCCAATTGTCCAGTCACATGCTGGCCGAGGGGCTTCCCATGGTGGAAATGCGCCCCACGGTGCTCAACTTCTCGGAACCCATGAAAGAACTGGAGGCCTTGGTGCTACAAAAAAGATTCATCCACAACGGAGATCCGATTTTGAGTTGGATGGTGAGCAATGTGGTCTGTCATCGCGATCAGAAAGACAACATCTACCCCAGAAAGGAGCGCGAGGAGAACAAGATCGACGGGGTGGTGGCGCTCATCATGGCCCTGGGGCGCCAGATGGCGCCGAGTGACGATCAAACGCCCATCCTTGGCTCAGATTACCAACTGATGGTGGTGTGACTGTGGCAACGGGACAAAAATTCTTTTGCGCGGCGCGAGGTATAACGAATGAATAATCTGACGGCAGATCGCCTTTGTGCGGTTCTTGATTATGATCCGAGTCGGGGAATCTTTGTATGGAAATCGCGCGCATCAAATCGTATCAAGGTTGGGCAGGAGGCTGGGTCAACGCATGGAAGCGGATACACCCAGATCAATGTCGATGGGCAGAATTACCTGGCACATCGTCTGGCTTGGCTGTATGTACATGGAGAATGGCCTAAGCATGTGATAGATCATATCAATGGCGACCGCAAAGACAATCGCATCGAAAACCTCAGAGATGTCCCTCATCCGATCAACGCGCAGAATATCCGTCGCCCTATGTCCACAAACACGAGTGGGTTTCTGGGTGTCAGTTGGAGCAGAAAAGATAAGAGCTATGTCGCTCACATTAGCGTCCAAAACAGGACAAAGTGTGTAGGAGCGTTTCGCTCAGCAATACAAGCGCATGACGCTTACCTTAGCGCAAAGCGTAAGGTTCATGCAGGTTGCACGATCTAGATGCGAGTGGGGGCGGTTATGGGAATAAAGTCCTTGTTCTCGAGGATTTTTGCCTCAGGTGACCGTTCTCCATGGTCAAGTTTCTGGTTCGAGCCCGTGGGCGTACACACTACGGCAGGCATGCGGGTCACCGCAGACAATGCCCTGCAGCTCTCGGCCGTATTCGCCTGCGTGCGCATCATCGCGAGCCAGTTCGCGAGCCTGCCCTTCGTGCTCTATCGCACCCGCCGGGATGGGGGCAAAAAGCGGGTGACGGATCATCCCGTGTACCAGCTGCTCGCCCGACGCCCCAATGCCTACCAGAACGCCTTCGAGTGGCGCGAGATGATGGCGGGGCACCTGGTGTTGCGGGGCAACGCCTTCAACCAGATCGTGGCGAACCGGCAAGGCGAGGTCACGGCGCTGATCCCGTTGCATCCGGATCGGATCACCATCGATCTCTTGCCCAACGGGGATTACCGCTACAAGTACAGCACCCTCACCGGCACTGAGCAGATTTACCCGCGGGGCCAGATCTGGCACCTGCGGGGGCTCTCCTCCGACGGCATCATCGGCTTGAGTCCGATTGCGCTCGCCCGCAATGGCATCGGCGGCGCCCTGGCCGCCCAGGATTATGGCTCCCGCTTCTTTGCCAATGATGCCAAGCCGCTCTCCGGTTATATCGAATACCCGGGCTCCTTCAAGGACAAGATGGCCCGGGACCAGTTCCGGGAGTCCCTGCAGGAATCCCAGACGGGAGCGAACCGGGGCAAGATCGCGGTGTTCGAGTTCGGGATGAAGTATCACCAGCTGGGGTTGACCAACGAGGACGCCCAGTTTCTGGAAACTCGCAAGTTCCATGTGAACGACATCGCGCGCTGGTTCGGGGTCCCGCCCCACAAGATCGGCGATCTGGACCGATCCACCAACAACAACATCGAGCAGCAGGCGCAGGAGTTCGTGCAGGAGTGTCTGGGCCCCATGGCGGAGCGCTGGGAAGCCTCCATCGAGGCGGAACTGCTGTTCGATGACGAAGGCCTGGAGGCCGAGTTCCTGTTCTCGCAACTCCTGCGCGGGGACTCGGCGGCGCGCGCCCAGTATTACAACGCCGGCATCAACGGCGGCTGGCTCACGCGCAACGAAGCGCGCCTGAGTGAAAACCTCAATCCCCTGCCGGGGCTCGATCGGCCGCTGCGGCCGCTTAACATGGCCGAGGAAGGGGATGCCCCCGGGTCAGAGACTCCGACCATCACCCCCCCTTCCAACACGCCGCCGGGCACGCCTTCCAACGGGCGCTTGAATGCGCTCGCGGTTGCTGCTGCAAAACGGGTGGCGCGCCGGGAGATGGAATTGATCGCCAAGGCGCGCAGCGGTGCAGACAGGGATGCCGCGCTGCTGGAAGTGTATGGCAAGCACGTCGGCTTTGTGGCCTCGGTCATGACGCTGCCCCATGAGGTGGCCACCGAATACTGCGCCAGCCAGATCGATCTGGCTGCGAATCCTGATCATGAGATTGCGGATCTGGAAATTCTGGCATGTGAACGACTGACCCATTTGGCTCTTACAGGACAACTGACATGAAACGATCTCTACTGCTGGCCCAATGCATGAGCACTCCCTGGGCCTTGATGCCGGAGACCCTGCAGGCCATGGCGGGCATATTGCGCCGCTGGCAGGCGGGAGGAGACATTCCCGAGGACACACGCCAGCGTATTGCCGCCGATCAATCCGTGCGTGCCATCCGAGCGCAATCGAACGGTTCTGCCGGCGGTGGTCTGATTGCCGTATTGCCCCTCTATGGGATCATCACCCAGCGCGGCAACATGGTGGATGTCTTGAGCGGCCCGGGGAGTTGCTCCACCCAGTTATTTGCCGCGGCCCTCGGTGACGCCCTGGCCGATCCTGCGGTGGAACAGATCTTGATCGACATCGATTCTCCCGGTGGGAGCGTCTATGGGGTGGAAGAACTGGCCACCCAGATTCTGGCGGCACGGGGACAGAAACCCGTCGTGGCCGTGGCCAATAGTCTTGCTGCATCCGCCGCCTACTGGATCGGCTCGGCGGCTTCAGAGTTCTACTGCACTCCAGGCGGCGAAGTGGGCTCTATTGGGGTATGGCAGGCCCATGAGGACATCTCCGATGCACTGCTCTATGAGGGCATCGATGTCACCCTGATCTCCGCCGGCAAGTACAAGGTGGAGGGCAATCCCTACGAACCCCTCACAGAGGAAGCACAAGCCTTCCTGCAATCGCGCGTGGATGAATACTACAGCGCCTTTGTGGCGGCGGTGGCCCAGGCCCGTGCCGTCACCACCGATGCGGTCACCGAGGGCATGGGTCAGGGGCGCGTGGTGGGCGCCACCGTGGCCCAGAGCCTCCACATGATCGATGGTGTGATGACTTTCGATCAGGTGGTCGGCCTGATGCAATCGCGCATCAAACCGAAATCCTCCAATCAACCCCCCTCCCGCCTGCGTCAGGCGGAACGGGCATTGGAAATCATGAGCTAAAGACTTTCCCAAATCATCGGCTCCATGGAGTCCGGTGACAGGAAGACTGTGTTCCATCCCAACCCGCTGATGCGGGTTTTTTTACGTCTGGAGAATCCCATGAGTAAACAACTGCGCGAGCTGCAGGCTCGCAAGACGGCATTGGTCAAAGAGGCCCGTGCCCTGACGGATCTAGCCGCATCCCAGGACCGCGATCTGACGCTGGAGGAGAGCACCGCCTTCGATGGTTTGAAGGGGCGCATCGATGCGCTCAATGCCGCCATCGAGCGCGAGCAGTCCTTGATTGCGGAGGAAGCGCAACTGGGGATCGAATCGGCACTCCCTTCCGTGAGCGTCACGGAGAATATAACGACCGATCCCAAGTGGGGCTTCAAGAACTTTGGCGAATACGCGTATGCGGTGCACCAGGCAGGCTTGCCTGGCAATCCGGTAGATAACCGCTTGTCCATGCTGCGCAACGCCGCAGTGCCTGGGGTGTATGGGAGCGAGAGCGCTGGCGCCGATGGAGGCTTTCTGATTCCCCCGCAGTTTGCCAAGGACATCTTCATGCTCTCGCTGGATGACGAGGCGTTCCTGCCGCTCACCGACAACATCGAGATCAGCGGCAATTCGCTGGTGCTACCCAAGGATGAAACCACGCCCTGGGGGACGGATGGCATCACCGTGGCCTGGCAGGGTGAAGGCACGCCTGCCAACGCTTCCAAGCCCAAGTTCGGCACGGCGTCGCTACGCCTCAAGAAACTCATGGCCCTGGTGCCCATCACCGATGAGCTGTTGTCGGATACCGATGCACTGACCTCCTATACGCCCAAGAAGGTGGCCTCGCGCATGCAGTGGAAGATCAACGAGAGCATCCTCTTTGGCAACGGCTCCGGGATCCCTCAGGGTGCCCTGAGCGGGAAGGCGCTCGTCACCATTGCCAAGGATTCGGGGCAGGCCACCAATACGCTCACCCCCACCAATCTCGCCAACATGATCGCAGCACTCCCACCCGGGAGCTTCAAGAGCGCCGTGTGGATCGTGAACAACAGCGTGCTGCCCGCGCTCTTCACCCTCACCCTGGGCAATTACCCCATCTACCTGCCCCTGGGCGGGGGGGTAGCCGCCTTCAAGGGTTCGCCCTACGGGACATTGTTGGGTCGTCCGGTCTATGTGTCCCAGCACGCCAGTGGCTTCTCCTCCCAGGGGGACGTGCTGCTGGTGGATCTGAACTACTACCAGACCATCACCAAGGTGGGAGGTATGGAGACCGCCACCTCCATGCATCTGTATTTCGATGCGGATGCGACCGCTTTCCGCACCATCTTCCGCATGGATGGCCAACCGAAAATCGCGGCCCCCATCTTGCCCGCCAAGGGCAGTGCCGCGCTCTCGCCCTTCGTGCAGCTGGGCGCCCGCTAATCCTGACGGGGAGCGAGGCTCCCCACTCATTTCAAGGACAAGATTATGGACATGAATACCAAAGCATCTGAATTCCTGGCGCTGCTCGCATCCATCAACCCTTCCTCCCAGGCGGTGGGCTCGCTCACCACCGGCTGGATCTCCATGAGCAATGTGCGCACGCTGCTGGCCATCATCAGCACCGGCACCCTGGGCGCATCCGCCACCGTGGATGCCAACCTGCAGCAGGCCATGGACGCCACCGGCACCGGGGCCAAACCCGTCACGGGCAAGGCCATCACCACGATTCCTGCGGCCACCGGCAACAACACCCAGGCGCTCATCAACCTGCAGACCCATGAACTGGATGTGAACAATGGTTTCCAGTTTGTGGAACTCACGCTGACTGTTGGGGTGGCCGCCAGTGAAACCGCAGGATTTATTCTGGGAGCATCTGCCCGCTATGAACCGGCAAGTAGCCTCAATCAGGCGGGTGTGACGCAGATCGTCGGCTAACCTGAACCATGCCCCTTCGCCTCCTGCAGGAGCCCATTGCCGAGCCCCTGTCTCTGGCGGAGGCCAAGGCGCATCTCAGGGTGGACATTGCGGATGATGATGCGCTCATCTCGGCGCTCATCACTACCGCCCGGGTGTATGCGGAGACACTCACTCGGCGGGCATTGATCGCCCAGAGCTGGAAACTGGTGCTGGATTCCTTTCCGGGCCCCACCCTGATCGGGATTCCCTGGGGTAAGCCCTTTACCTTGCCGGGTCACGCCATCTATCTGGAAAAATCCCAGGTTCAGGCGGTCACGGCCATCAGCTTTATCGATATGGGCGGCCTCCAGGAAGTGATGCCGCCGGCCAACTACATTGTGGACACCACCTCGGAGCCGTGCCGGATCACGCCGGTGTTCGGACAGATCTGGCCCATTCCCTTGCCGCAGATCGCTTCCATCGAGGTGGATTTTGTGGCGGGGTATGCGGTGCCGTTCGTGCCGAACACCGCAAACAGTTCGATGGCGGTGCAAGGCCCGTGGGCCACCTACGTCGTGGGCAATGTGATTCGATTGTCCAATTCAGGCGGCGCGCTGCCGTCTCCCTTGCAGCCCGCGACCAGTTACTGGATTCAGTCAGTGGTCTCGCCCGGCGTTTATACCCTGGCAGCCAGCTCCAGCGGCCCGGCGATCACGCTCACCGACACCGGTTCCGGCACCAGCTTTATCGGGGTGGTACCGGAGGGCATCAAGGCCTGGATGAAAGTGCGCATCGGCGCTCTGTACCAGCACCGCGAGGAGATCGCCGTCACCGACAAGGGCACCAAGATCGAACCGTTGCCCTTCATGGACCGGCTGCTTGATCCCTATCGGGTGGTGTTTTGATGGGCATCGTCTCCTCCGGGATTCTGGACCAGCGCATCACCATTCAGGAACTCACGGTGGTACGCGGCGCGTTGGGGGGGCACGACGAAACCTGGGGGACACTCGCCACGGTCTGGGCCCAGACGCTCGA